GTTACTATGTAGGGCAATTTTATTCCTGTTGGTTCATTGTTTGCACCAACTTCTTCAAAACCTTCTAAATCTAAATTTACATGACACTCTAACAGAGTGTACATAGTTTCTTGTTTACCAACTTTTTTAGTACCATCTAATTCTTTTTCTTTTTTCTCAACAGAGTTTTGCTCTACGTTTCCTGGAGGTGAGAGTTCTATGTCTCTGTAAAAACCATTTACTTGTTGTTTACGTAATTCATTTTCTGACATTTTAATTACGTGTATTATTGATTCTGCATCCTCTAAACTAGTTGCCGTGTATGGCACAACCAACTCATCAGCTGGCACAAATTTTGATACAACTCTACCCATTGGCACGTCGTAATAAACTTTTTTAAATGTTGATCCTGAAAGTGGTAAATGAAATAACATAGAGTCAAACTCTGCTTCATACTCTTGCATCTCGTCCATTATTAAATAATTCATGTAATCTTTTACACGAACAGCTTGTTGTTCTGTTTGCGGATTCTTGACACCTATAACCTGTGTTCTTACAGGTCCATCTGCTGGTAATAATTCTTTGTAAGCTTGTGCTTGAAACTGTGTAACTGCTTCTGCTAATACTGGGTGTGTTGCACCACTTGCACCTTGAAACGGTTCTGTTCTATTTTCATATTTAAATCCTAAAAGATCTAAACCTGTTTTGTAAGATTCTTCCCAATCTTTTCTTGATGATTTGTAATCCATGTAGTTTTGCACCATGTCATTACCAACAGGTTCTAAAACATCATCAGGTAAAAGTTCTGCTAAATTATCAAAATGTGATTCTGTACCAGGTATGTTTACAGCGCCTGGTTCGTAATCGATAGTTGCTCCACCATCTTCTTCTGGTATAACCTCTATCGGTCCTTTTGGATCTTGTCCTTCTTGTTCCTGAACAGCTACCTCTTGTACTTCCGCATCTGACGGAATCTCTTCTTTGTTTCTAGTGTTCGGGAGTCCTTTGTCTATTTCTGCCATATGTTACTCCTATATATTCTTAACACGGTTTTTTAAAGATCGCAACCCTTGTGAGTCAGGATTCATTGATACTGTTTGTGGACCCTCATCTATACCAGCTAATTTAGCAATACCACCACCCGCTAAACCAAATGGATACATAAATTGATTTTGTTGAGAAAATGCTACAGCTGGATTATCTACAGCTCTTAAATTTAATAATTTTTCTTGTCTACCCTCTTCAAATTTAGGAAACACTTTACCCATAAACACTGGTCCTTTAGATTCTAATTTTTGTATCTCTGCATCTCTTACTGCTTCTGCAAGATCTTGTTTTTCTGTAAAAAATTTATCTGATGCCATATCTCCTATGATTGTATCCTCCATACTTAATCCAACGGGTGGCTGACTTCTATAGTTTGTAAGAATCTCGTTTAGTTTTTGTTGTTCATCGTCTAAAGATTGTCGAGTTCTCGCAGCTGTATCTGATTGTAACATCTCATCATCAGGAGACATAAACGTATCTTTCGGTTGTAGGTTTTGAAATTTAACTTGATCTTTTAAATCCTCAACTTTTAAATTTTGTTTTAGTATAGTGTTTAGTGTGTTTGTTTGTTTTAAAACATTTTTTATACCTGCAAGTTTATCATCTGTCATGTTTGGTAATGTACCAAATCTTTTTAACAATTCTTTATCTGGATCTATTTTTGTTTTTTCTCCAAGTGCATAGTTAAGTAAACTATCACCTATGGTCTCTTTAAAAGTTTTACCTGTTGTCAACATATCATAACCAATGATACCTGCCTCAGCTGCAGCGGTAAATGCTAATGCAGCAGGACCAAACAGACCACTTAATGTAAAGGCACTACCAAGTGATCTACCCGCTTTTAAAATTTGAGTAGCAAGAGCACCCTCTTGAGGTCCAAGTTTTGCACCTGTCTTAATTATTTTCTCTAATCTGTTTTTACCGCTTATCGCACACTCTGAAAGATTTGCTGGTCCAGTCGCATAACCTATTCTACCACCTCTGCTAAAGTTTGTTCTACATTTAGGGTTAGCAGAAAAAGATGCTAAAAGTTTTTCAATATTTTTTATAGGTCCAGTTTGACCCTTTTCTGCTTGAGCTTTAACTATTCTTCTAAATTCTGCGTCACCTTCTTTAGTTAAAGTAGTTAGGTCTATTGCATTTTTTGATACCGTTGTGCCACCAATTTTTTTAACAATCATCGGTTCATTGCTAATTGGCAAACCATATTCATCTCTTGGTAGTGTAAATTGTTTAAATCCTACATAACCTTTGTATTTTTTTGGTAACTTATTAATCGCACTGTTTACAATTTTTTCTGCTTGAGCATTAAGTTCATCAACACGTTTCATATAATCTAACGCAGCACCCTCGTTTTTAGCGTTCATAGCCTCTAACGCTAGTTTATTATTTTTTCTAATAGCAGCGGATATTCTGTTTAAAGCTTTATTAGTTTCACCACCTAGTTTTGAATTAATTCTTTGATTGATAATTGCAACATCATCTGATGTTAGTGGTATTCCACCTTCAATTTGTGTTATGTGATGATAATTAAATTTTTTTGTCCCTTTTGCTTTGGTAGGATCACTCTCTTTTAAACTAGCTTGTCTTTTTCTTTCTGCTGCAGCTTTTACCGTAGGGTCTTTTTCTTTACGTGGTTCTTTTTTAAAAGAACCAGATAAACCGTAAGCTCTTAATCTATCTGCAATAATATTTTTAGTAAAAGGTTTATTATCTTTTGTTTTGTAATCTTTTAATATTTCTACAAACTCATTGTATGTTTTATCTTTATTTGCATTTACTAGTTTAATAAAATCATCTTTACTCAGCATGTTTTTTTTAATTTCACCACCAGGGACTCCACCTGTTCCACCTGTAGTTTGTTTTTGTCTGATATTAGATCGTTCATAATCTTTTAAAGAATTCCAAAGATCAATTCCTGTCTTGTTATATTTTTTGCTATATACTTTGTTGGTTACTTCTAATTGTTTTTTAGTTGGTGGTTTTATAGGTGGTCCTTTATACCCCTGCCTCACACCACCAAAACCTGGTTGCACTAACATACCACCGCCGGCCATTGGATTACGTTTGTTAAAATCGTCAAACATTTCTCTGTCTAATGCTTTCTGTGGTCTGTTGATTTGGTCTGCTGTGGTGACCTCATCCTCGTCAAAGAGTTCCATAATCTCTATAATTTTAAAATCTTTCATTACTCTCCTAACATGTAAGCGACACCACCACCTGCTCGTTTAATTTTTTTCTCAGGTATTTCTGATACTTCTTCGATAATTTCTTTTTTAACTATCTCACTTATCTCATCAGCATCTGCTGGTGTGCCATCCACATCAAAGTCTACTCTGTATTCATCATACTCATCTGCTGGTGTTCCTTTTGTGGTTTCATCACCTCGTCCTTTTTTATATTCCATAACAGTTCTATCTTCTATAGTGTCAAAAGTTTTATCATCTGCAACTCCAACACCCCCTTTTTCTTTTACGATTTGCATATCACCTGTCCCAATATCTTCGGTTAATGTATACTCAGACCCATCTTTACCTTTGTAATTATATTCGTTTACTCTCGCTTGAGGTTTTACTTTTGACTCCTTACCAAGAGTTTTTATCTTGTTTGCAAGATCAAAGAAATATGATGGTGGTGCTGATCCCACATCTTTTGCTGTTTCTTTTATAACTTGTTTAGCAACTTCTTTTTTAGGAGTTCCTATCAAACCAGATTTAATTGCAGCGATCGTTGCAGCGAGACCACCCATGACTTTTAAAAATGCACGCTTGCTTGGGCTACCAACTTTAAAACCAATACGTCCACCTTCTGAGTTTTCTTTACGACCTTTTTCTTTTTTAAGATTCCTTAATTCTATTCTTTGATTAATGTCATCAGCAATTTGTTGCATCTTAGCGTCTAGATTCGGATCCATTTGTTTCATATATTTTGCAAACTCTGCTGCAATCTCAGGATCAGATATGTCTATCATGCCAGTTTCTTCTATACTCTTTAAAGTCTTTTTAGGTTTAACTAACTTTTCTACAACTTTTTTACCCACTCTAAATCCTGCACGTCCACCTGTTGCCATGCCCTCGATCAATGGTTCACCACGTTTTAATGTGTTAATTACATCTGAATAACTCATGCCATAGTTGTCCATGACGTATGGAATCTGACCAGACTTGCCAGAGCCTAATATCATTTGAATATCTTTGTCAGTTGCATTACCAAATTTTTTAAAATCAGATACTAATTTTTCTACGCTATAGTCTCTTGGTGCCACACTTTTTATACCTACCTCCTCGTCAAACTTTGCTTTCATAGCAATTGGTATTGCTTCCTCTCCTTCTGCAGTTCTAGTAGGAAATTTTTTCATCATCGCAAACTCTCTTGCAATATCAGGGTCTCTTAATAATTGATTTTTAATACCTGTAAAGTCGCCTTTCTTAGTGGCTTCTTTTATATTTTTATCAATAGATTTTTGTAGCATGTCTTTCTCGTCTTGTGTGCCACCCATAATAGGTTTTCTAGGATTTAATCTTTTCGTTGGATCTGTGATAGGTATAATCTCTGCATCTGGTTTTTTAAATAGATCTGATTGTTTACCAAATACTTTTTCTGCTTGTTTTACAAGCGCTTGACTTTCTAATTGATCAACAAACGCTAGTGCTTGTTTTAAATCTGCTTCTGATTGAATTAATCTTGTGTCTATACCAAAAGCTTGTAATTTTTTTTCTAAAGCATTACTGGAAAAATCTACGGCCTTGGCACTACCAATAACACCTTTTTGTTTAAAAATTTGTTTTTTCGTATAATTTTTTATAACTTGATTAACAGCCATTAATAATAATTCCTTTTAATTTTCTCGACCTTTTCGTCGATATAATCTTCAGGGTGACCGATCAGACCGCCCTGTCTGAATCGCATGATTGCTTGTGTGGTTGAGTCCACAAGGTCATCATGATCACCATAAGGAAACGCAGCGCACTCTTCAATGACGTCGTCTGCATATTTCTGCTCAGGTGCGTATATCATACCAGATTCAAACAAAGGTGCAACAGCATTTACACGTGCATGCTTGTCATTTCCTTTGCTTGGACTAAAGTTCACCACCGGTATATCCATCTGTCTAAGCTCGTACGTTAGTGGTAGACCAGATGCTTTGGCCTCAATTATAACTGTTTCAGGTTTCCAATAAGAATATTGTTCAAGGGCCAATCTCCGTAGTTCAGGAAACTCGTATCTGCCTTTGACTGCATCTAATAATATCAGACACGCCGGACTATCCTCGTTTGGATAGAATATACCCCAAGTAGTAATAGCTGAGTAGTCAGCTGTTTCTTTTTTAAGAAAAGCTGTATCGTAAGATTGTATGACGTGTTGTAATTGTGGTATCTC